TCGAAATTAACAGGAAATAAATTTCCTGAAATGGGTGAATTAGAAAGATTAGAATTAAATTCAAATTTAAATAATTTTAATGTTAATTTAGATTCACTACCAGTTGCAGACTCTGTATATTTAGTAACGGAAGGTGAAATTAATGGGGATATGAAAGGATTATTAAAGTCGCCAAATATTTCTATTACGGTAAATAGTAATGGTGGAGTTTCTTATACCAGAGGAACTGATTGGTCTAGTTACACATTAGAAACATGGGAAATTATTATTTCTTCAGGTGGGATTGACTCAAATACATTAGATAATTTGTTTATAGATTTGGCAGATACATGTACTAGTTTTGTGTCCCCATCTGAAATCATAATAGATGGAGAGGTTACTGATTCATCGTCAAGGGCTCGTAGTACTTTAAGGGACACTTATGGAGTTGAGATAACAATTAGAAATTTTTAAAATAATGGAAAATAATTTAACAGTTTGGCAAAGATTATCACAGGCATTTGGTCCTAACTCTATGTTAGGACAGGATTATCCTGTGTATAAATTTGACAAAAAAGAACTACTAAAAACTACCTCAAAACAAGAATATGAAAGAGAAAAACTTGAGGCTAGACAAACTTATTATTTGGCAAATCAATGGGGTAAAATTGAAAACAATTTATATACTCAAGCGATTTATTACGAACCAACAAGACTTTCTTCATTTTATGATTATGAATCCATGGAGTTTACTCCTGAAATTTCAGCGGCGTTAGATATCTATTCTGAAGAATCGACAACATTAAACCAAGATGGTTATATGTTACAAATTTATTCTGAATCAAACAGAATAAAGTCAATCCTTGTAGATTTATTTATAAATGTTTTGGATATAAATACAAATTTACCCATGTGGACAAGAAATACTTGTAAATATGGTGATAATTTTGTGTATCTAAAACTAGACCCTGAAAAAGGAATTGTTGGATGCCATCAATTACCAATTGTCGAAATTGATAGACTTGAGGCGAATATGGGACCAAAATCATCAGATGCCCAAGATGACCCAAAAACAAAACATTTGAAGTTTAGATGGAAGCAAAAAGACATGGAGTTTAATTCATGGGAAATCGCTCATTTTAGACTTTTAGGTGATGATAGAAGATTACCATACGGAACATCAATGTTAGAGAAGGCTCGTAGAATATGGAAACAATTGTTACTATCTGAAGACGCAATGTTAATCTATAGAACATCAAGGGCACCTGAAAGAAGAGTATTTAAAGTATTTGTTGGTAATATGGACGATGCGGATGTTGAACCATATATCCAAAGATTTGCAAACAAGTTTAAGAGAAGTCAAACTGTTGACCATAAAACTGGTAATGTTGATTTAAGATTTAATCAAATGGCGGTTGACCAAGATTATTTTGTGCCGGTTCGTGACCCAGCCCAAGCTTCTCCAATTGAAACTTTACCTGGAGCACAGAACTTATCAGAAATTGCTGATATTGAATATATTCAAAAGAAATTGTTAACTGCTTTAAGAGTTCCAAAAGGATTTTTAGGATTTGAAGAACCCGTTGGTAATGGTAATAATTTATCACTACAAGACATTCGATTTGCAAGAACAATTAATAGAATTCAAAAAAGTATGTTGGCTGAACTTAATAAAGTTGCAATTATACATTTGTTCTTGAAAGGGTTTGAGGATGAAATATCTAATTTCACTCTTAGTTTAACCAATCCATCAACACAAGCGGATTTATTAAAAGTTGATGTTTGGAAAGAAAAAATATTATTATATAAAGATATGGTTACCGCAGTTGAGGGAATTGCCCCAACTTCAGTTTCATGGGCTAAAAAACATATTCTTGGTTTTTCTGATGAAGAAATTAAATTAGATTTACAACAACAAAGAATTGAAAGAGCAGTTGCCAATGAATTGACAAAAACTCCTGAAGTGATTACAAGTACAGGATTATTTGATTCTCTTGATAAATTATACGGAGCAAAAACAGGAGGTGCGTCAGCTGAAGCCGCTCCACCATCTGACGAGGGTATAGGAGGAGCTCCTACACCACCATCAGGAGGAGGATTTGGAGAACCGACACCATCAGAATCTCCAGCGCCACCAGCTGAGCCGGCAGAACCAACTCTAGCTCCCGAGTCAGTAAGAAAAGATGTTAATATAATTTTAGAAGGTAGTTTAGTTGATGATAGTGAAATTATTGATTTATCAAAGGCTCGAGAATCAATACATGAAATTGAAACAAAATTAAATAAGTTATTAGAAGATTGATATTTATTAAGAAAAAAGAAAATGAAATTTGGAAATATAAAATCTTTGGTAGAAACAAAATTGGTTAAATCTTTCAGTGATGAAACATTGAGTAAAGATTTAAAATTTTTTAATACTATGTTAAAAGAAGAAAAATCTTTTAAAGAACTAATGTTTATTTACGATAATTTAAGTTCAAACAAAGGATTAAATAAAGAAAGTGTTGGTTATCTAATTGATGAGTTAAAAAATTCGGCAAACAAATTAAAGTTGTCTGAAAAATTTAACAAACAATTTAAAAAATGGACTGAAGGTATTGTTTGTGAAAATAACTATGAACATATTGATGATTTCCTCAGTAATGATTTAACTAAATTAGAAAAATCTGTTAATGCTAAAATAAAAATAGTTGAAACACTAATTAAAAAAACTGTCGATTCAGGTACCAATAAACACAATTTACCAATTAGTTCTTTAGTTAAAATTGCAAATTCTAATGTTAATAAATTTTTAGATAATTTAACTGAAAGTGAGAAGAAACAAGTTATCGATATTATTAAAAATGGAGAGTCTAAATTTTTATCATTAAAAGAAAATACTATTAAAAAAATTGATAGTTTAATTGAAAGTGCTGATGAAAAATTAAAGACTAATTTAATTGAAACAAAAGAAAAAATAGAATCTTCAGAATACTCTAAAGAGGAACTTACAAAATTAATAAAATTGAATAACGGATTAATACTATAATTTGATTATATAGTAATTTTACATTATTATTTGTTTATCAATAAACGGAGAATGTGTAGAATTAATGAAAAAAGGAAAATCTTGTACTCTAAATGGGTATAGAAACTTAAAATGTACCTATGGTACTGTAGATGCTAAAAATTTTAAATCAATTTATTTAAACATCCAAAGCTGGGTAAAACCAAAAATAGATAACGAAAATTGGGATAGACCTGTTTCGTTATTTAATCAAAAAATTAAAAGTTTTATTTTTGAAAATTGTAATAAACAAATTTTCTTAGATAAATCAATAGTGGATTTAGACCTAAGAACTAGTGGGATATCACTAAAGAAAAAATCCTTTATGAGTTTAGAAATAACATTTTTTTGTAAAGAACCAATAGATTTTAAATCACCAATAATTAAATTAGAAATGAAAAAAATTGTAGATTTAATTAATAGTGATTTATTTAGAAGAAATAATATGTTTTCATTTCATTTAACAAAAACTGAGAAATTACGTAATTTATCATCTATATAATATTTATTTATAAAAAAGATGAATAATTATAAAGTTTTGGCACCAAATGAAATTGGTAAGGGTATTCTTATTGAATACGACGCGGGATATGTGTCCCCAACCGAATTTTCAAATGATAAAATAATAAGTGAGTCATTTAATGCTGGAGACTATTCAAAACCATTTGAATTTTATGCGGTATTACAAAAATATGATACACCAAATAGAAACGGTAGAATATATCCTGAAAGAATTCTAAAAAGAGAATCTGAAAATTATATAAAAAATTATATAAATAAAAATACCGCATTATCTGAATTAAACCATCCTGAATCATCTTTAATTGATTTAGATAGAGTTTCACACATGATTACGGAAGTTTGGTGGGACGGACATATCCTACTAGGTAAATTAAGATTATTAACATCTCCAGGATTTCACGAAAGAGGAATTGTATCAACCAAAGGAGACCAAGCGGCTAATTTATTAAGATTAGGAGTCACTTTGGGGATATCATCAAGAGGTGTTGGTTCATTAAAAAAAGTCGGAGAAAAAAATGAAGTTCAAGACGATTTTGAGTTAATCTGTTTTGATTTGGTTCAAGCTCCATCAACACCCGGAGCTTATCTTTTTAAAGAAAAAGACGATAGACATAAGTTTGAAGAAAACTTAAAAGAAGAACAAAAAGAAAAATTAGAAAGAAAAGGTAATAGTTCACTTGATTTAATGAGTAGATTAAACGATTATTTAGGAAAATAAATAATTATGGAAATGGACGAAAAATATTTTGTGGCAAAAGTTCAATACGATTTGCCGGATGAAAACTCAGGAAAAATCAAAAAAGTAAGAGAAGAGAAATTAGTTAAGGGTTACAATGTTACAGACGTTGAAGCTAAAGTTACCAAAGCTTACGAATCATTTTCTTATGATTGGAGAATTACTTCAGTTGCGGAAAGTAAAATTGACGAAATTTTCGAGTAAAATCTAACTAACACTATCAAGAAAGGGGAAATTATTTTCCCCTTTTTTTATGTAAAAAAAAATTTTTTGTCTTTTTCATATATTTATTTAGAAACATATAAAATGACAGAGAAAAACTTAGTTGAAGAAACATTAATACAAATTCAAAATTTGGAAAATGTTATCAATGAAAACGCAAAAGAAATACTTCATTCAACAATGAAAGAAGAAATTAGCGAATTAGTAAAGGAGTCTTTAAACGAGGCTGATGAAGATGAAGATGAAACCCTTGATGTAACGGCAGCATCTGATGATGACGAATTAGATATCGACGTAGATGATGAAAATGATTCTGACGAAGATTTTTCTGATATTGACATCGAAGATGGTTCGGACATGGGAATGCCACAAGACGATTTAATGGGTATGGGTGATTTTGACGATGATGATGATTTCAGTGATGAAACTATCGACTTAACTGACGCTTCAGATGAAGAGGTTTTAAAAGTATTTAAAGCCATGTCAGCGGATGATGAAATTACTGTAACTCAAGATGGTGACTACATCCATTTAAATGATGATTCTGAGGACGTTGAGTATTTAATTCAAACTGAATCTGAAGAAGATGAATTGGAAGAGTCTTGGTCTGAAGATTTGGAAGAATCCGAAGACACTGATTTTGAAAAAACTGATTTTAATGAATCATACGAAGAAATGGACGAGTCTGACGATGAAATGGAAGAAACTATCTATGAAATCGCGATTTCAGATGATGAGGACATGACAGAACCAAAAGAATCTAAATTTATTCCAAAACATAAAATGGAAGAAGATGCGGATGAAGAGTTTGAAGAGTACACATTAGAAGAGTCGGCAAAGGGTAAAAGTATAAAACCAAAAGTTGGAAAAGGGGCTAAAGTAGGTTCTCCTAAATTTTCTTATAAGACACAAAAAGGTGGATTTAAAGAAAAAATGAAACAAGGTACTAAAGGTGTTGGTATGGGTAAAGCTAAATTCGAATTTAATGAGGGTGAAGTTTTTGAAATGCCAAGTAGAACAGGTATCAAATTAAGTAAGGAAGAAGCTAAAGAAGCTGCCAGAACGTATGGTACAGGTTGGAGAAAAGGGGCGTTACCAAAAGGTGCTAGAGCTGGTCAAGAACAAGCTCGATTACGTACTGAATCAGTTAATGGTGAACTTGACATGTTAAGAACCAAAAATGAAGAGTACAGAAAGGCACTTAATTTATTTAGAGATAAATTAAATGAAGTAGCAGTCTTTAACTCAAACTTAGCATACGCTACAAGATTGTTCACAGAACACTCAACTTCTAAACAAGAAAAAATTAATATCTTGAGAAGATTTGATTCTGCTGAATCAATTAAAGAGTCTAAAGCTCTTTACAAAACAATAAAAGAAGAACTTTCAGGAAGTTTTGTTGGAAACAATATTACTGAATCAATTGAAAGAGTTATTGAAAAAGAACAAAGTTCTGGCTCAGCAGTTAATTTGATTGAATCAAAAACATATGAAAACCCTCAATTCTTGAGAATGAAAGACATCATGGCAAAAATTGCCAAATAAAAATAAACAAAAAAATAATAAAACCTAAAAAATAAAAAATGGGAGCATTATTAGAAAGTGGATTAGTAGGTAACATTGGTCTTAAGCACCTTAAAGTTATCAAAGAAGACACTATAAACAAATGGGACAAATTAGGGTTCCTAGAAGGTCTTAGAGGCCACCTAAAAGAAAATGTAGCTCAGTTATATGAAAACCAAGCATCACATTTAATTAACGAATCATCATCAACCGCTGATTCAGGTTCATTCGAAACTGTGGTATTCCCTATCATCAGACGTGTGTTCTCTAAATTGTTGGCAAATGATATCGTATCTGTACAAGCTATGAACTTACCAATTGGTAAATTGTTCTATTTTGTACCTCAAATCCAAGGTTATTCTGGAGGT